TATAATAATACCACCAATACCATCCATATCAAAGCTAAGCATTACTGGTATAATTGCTTTAAATTGGTTAGGGTTACTATCTGCTATTTGGCTAAATAATCCTATTAAATCTCGTAAAGCATTGTTATAAGATCCAGGAGCATATTGGTTATTTGTAGATGTAGGATTATTTATAAAATCAAAATATTTTTGAATTTGAGTAAAGTTTTTTACAAATAAAGCTCCAACATCTACAGATGAAGCTAAACTGTCAGAAACAGATGATTTTTTAGGCATAAGTCTATCCTGAATGCCCCTATTGTATGCTACTAGAGTAGAATTGTTATATCCTAATTTTCCGGGGACTTCAGCTTGAGCACTAATTGCTACAATTGTTCCTTGTTCAGGGAATATTTTAGATTCTAATTGATAATTCCTAATTGATGATTTTAAATTATGAATTTCAATTTGGAATATTTTTTCTCTATCTTTAGATAAGTTATCATCATCTGTAAAGTTAATATCTATTATTCTTCCAACTCCATCTTTATCAATATGAAGATCAAAGTTATTAACATTACCTGTACATTGTTGGATGGTTCTTAAAATTTCTTTAAAAAAGTTAATTAAACTTATTGTATTTTTATTTTGAGTATCTCTTGCTTCTACATTAGGGTTAGAAACAACTTCCATTAAGTATCCTAAATCAACATAAATGTTAGAAATATAACCTAATCTATCATTACTATCAAAATAAGGTCTTAAAATATTCAACCCTTTTAAGGCTTCTGTTGCTGCTTTTGATGCTTCTTGAAGTCTAGTTCCTCTATATGTTTGTAATAAAAATACAGAATGTGGTTCTCGAAGAGGAGCAAATGATAATTCTTTTTGAAAGAGATCTTCAATTATTTTTTTATTAGATGATTGTAAAAAAAAGTTTTTAATATCAGACGGGTACGCCTGTACTCCTCTAGGTAATCCTGTGTTAAGGTTTATTTTTCCGTTTTCATTATCATCTTCAAATATCTTTTTTATAGATTGATACAATTGATTAGAAGAAGAATTTATTAAGGCAAGTAAATTTAAACCTTCTTGATCTCCATTTTTTAATGCTGTTTGATTTGTGATATTCCCCCAGTTTCTCCCTCTAGAAGTACCATCATTACTAAAATTGTAAACTGTTCCTTCTCCTGTACCTCCACTTTTATTAATAGAGTAAATAGAATTTTCTAATTGTTTTTTTAATTCTCTAATGGTACTTTCTAAAGTAATTGAATTTTTTACACCACCAAAAGACGCATTACCAATAGAAACAACAGCACCAATAAGAGTATTAGGGTTAGGGGAACTTATTAATCTTTCTAAAATTGGATTTATAGGACCTACAGGTGGAGAATTTAGAGCATCTTCTATCGATTGATTAATACTGCGATTCCCATTTATCCAATAATCACCTTTAATTAAACATTTAGTAAAATCTGTTGATATTTGTAAAGGATGAGCTAAACAAGTTAAACCACCTCTATAACCAACATACTCTCTATCTTTAGTAGATACTTTTGTTATTAATGAACCAGTAGTTGCATTACTATCTGTATTTTTTAATAAAACATAATTATTAATTAAAGTACATAAACTTTCTAAAGTGATATAGTGTCTATAAGAACTAAACCCATTATCAGAATTGTATTTTTCTTCTTCTGGGGTTTGTTTATATTCCCATTCTTTTTTAAAAACATTATATGTTTGTTTAGTTCCATCTGGAGCTGTTATTTCCAATGGAGGGTATTCATAGGAATTTGCACTGTCTTTTTGTAGTTCTTTTATATCAGGCATTTGATCTACTAGCACCCTCATTTCATATGTTAATCCATGTAGTATTCCTTTAGAATAATTATCCTGCAGTGTTTGAGGGGTAATTTGGGTTGTTTTTGCACTATTATTTAGTGTATAAACAGTTTGTGTTGAAAGCGAACTAGCAGATGATGAAGAGCCTGATACTATTTGGTATGTTCCTTTTTTAAGCAATCCAGCTTCTTGCTGAGAAAATATATCTATATTATATGGGGAATAATTTACTTTAATTGATTCTAATACTTCACCAAATGAAATTATTTGGGTAGTACAATCATATCCCCCATCAGAACGGGTTTTCCAATTATAATTTTTAACATAACCTAAAACAGCTTCATAGTTACCTTTGTTTTCTTTAGATAAATCAAATAATTCTTTATTAACTTGTTGAAAGTCAATATTACCTTTATTTAATATATCATAGAAAAAAGGTTGTTGTTTACTGTATACCCACCCCCATTCTACTAATACTGTATATCCAGGGCGCATGAATAGCAATTCAAGATCTTCTAGTTGTTTAATATCCCAACAAGAAAAATTAATTGTAGCTTCAATCAATGAACCATAAGCAGCTTTAGTTACCGTTGATAGGTTTGTAATACCAGGCATTGGTCTAATACCTCTTAGATATTTTTCTCCTAAAGCACTAGTATTGCTATATGCATTATCAAATGAAGACCCTACTCCTGATCTTTGATTAAATTTATCAGTTGTAGTTGTAACTCCATCTACGGAAAAAGCAGTTGTTGATGTTTTATTTAAAGTACCTCCTAATAAAACGTATTGTTTTGCTAATGAATTATCATAATTGCCTTCTTTATTAACAACATTAACACCAGAAGTCATTCTTACCCAAGCATTTCTTGTAGTAAGTTGATTAACTAATTCATTACGAAGTGGTCCTTTCCCCTCTAAAAGATCTTGTCTTCTTTTTAATTCTTCTTGTACAAAATCAGGAAAAGTTTGTTTAAATATAGACATAACATTTATCTAGCTTGATTAAATTGATTATATAATCTTATAACATCGTTTACATTTGTTGGTATTCTTAGTTGAGTACCAGGAATGGGGTATAATGCTCCGTTAGTAGCATTGTTGTTTGCTACAGAAATTATCCACCATAAAGTAGAATCACCATAGTAGGAATAAGCTAAATTATCAAGTCTATCTCCTACATTAGTTATAACATACACATCTGTCTCTGACAAAGGAACATTTGGGTAATATCTTCCTTTGTAGTAAGGACGATTTGTAAATTCAGTTTTTAATATGACTCCTTTTTCGTAGCGATTCATTTTTTTTAAATTTATTAACCTCCTGGGAATAGACCATCAATATCACCAGCTGTTACTGTTCTACTTGTAGCAGCAGCTTGGGTAGGTGCTAACTGTGATAGCACAGCAGTTGTTGGTGTTGCTTTAGGTATTTGTTGACTTCCTGTTATATATTGAGGTTTATCGTTTATATTTTGTGCTATATGAGAAGTTAAATGATTTTTTTCAGCAATTTTATTAATACTTTTAGTTTGAGAACCAATAGGAGTAAATGTCATACTTACTTCTACAACATGAGGTAAAATCAATAAGTTATCTCCTATAGATATTTCCCAAGGTGAATCATTAGGTACAGTATACGATAAATTATTTATAATACCTGCTTGCCCGTCTATCCAATTACCAACAGTCATTCTTACTAATGGACCTCTCATTAAATTATCTTTATAATCAGGCATTAAGTTGCCCATTAAATAATTTAATTTTTGATACATTGGTTTCATTTCAGCTTCTGATAAAGCAGCTACTTTAAAACCAATTTGAATTTTTCTAGTAAATCCATTATATATGTAAAATTCTTCTCCTCTTCCTACATATTTAATTGGATTCCAAGAAGCATCAGTAGAATCAGATAATTGAGTTAAATATGCTCTAAATATCATCCAAACTGCTGTTTCTGGATTATCAGTGTCTACAGATTGGATTCTAAATTTTACTAGATCATTAATGTTAAATGATCTTTCACCTGCTATTATTTGTTGATCTGATATTGTTCCAGCATTAGCTGTAAAGAGAGGGGTAAGATTAATTTCGTCGTATCTTCCACTGCCAACTCGTTTTTCACGATTTAATGTTCTCCAGGTACCTTTTATAGTAAGAGGAGTATTAATTCCATTTTTATAAGTTACACTATTATTTGAATAATTTTTAATTTCTCCATTATATACATCCAGAAAACCAGATGATCCTAAATTTGTAATTTTAAAAGGATTATAATTAAATATAGAAGAATTATTTATTCTTTTATCGTTTTGGCTTTTTAATTGATTGTATTTAGAAGCAGCATTACTACCTGGGGTGTACTTAACAGGTGGTGTAGGTAGTGTAATGGAATTTCCATTATTAGTAATGTTATTTACTGCTGATCTTTGAAGAGGGAGAAAATAATCATTTGATACTCCTAAAACATTAATATAGTTAACTACATCTTTTGTCTGTGTAGGATGCCTATTTATAAGTCCTAAAGAAACATCATCTTGAGGTGTAGAATATACATATCTTCTTATGAATGTTTTTCCAATACCATATACAGATCCAGGGCCTGCTGTGTACTCATCTATTACTTGTTGTTGAGGCTTAATAAAAGTCGATATAAATGGTAGACGAGATAAAAAGTTTTGAATTGCGTTTAAAGGAGTATTAGCTAATGGACTTTGTTTAGGTAACAGTTCAATAGCTTTTTGAACTAGTCTATTTGTGCTAGAACCAGGCAATCCAGCATTAATAAATTTAGTATTTTGGTTATTTGCTTGTGCAATTGCTAAATACTTAGTATTATCATCTTGTACAGGTAATAAACCATGTCTATTAAGATGAACACCAAATGCGTTAACTGGTACTTGTGCTAATGTGTTGATTCCTAAATTATAGATACGAGTTGGTCCAATACCAAACTTGTCATTTACGGTATTAGCAACATTACTTAGGAATCCTAAAATACCACTTCCACCACTAGGTAATTTTCTAGTTTCTAATTTAGGATTTGATAATTGTAATCCTACTTGTCTTGCTATAAAAAGAGGACCTTGTGGAAAGTCAGTAAGAAATTTCCCAATACGAAAAGTATCAACAATTGAAGCATTAGTGGCACCTACTACACCTCCTCTAACTAAACCATCGTCGAATTTAGTCATTCTAAAACGGTTAAAACCCGTATCAACAGTGTTTATATCAACTTGTTGATATGGTTGGCCACTATTACCTCCTCCTGGTTGGTCTTTTCCGTACTTAAGTGATTTTAAGTCGGTTTTTAAGTCAAGTAGGGGCATAATATATTAATAACGTCCTTCAGTAGGTCCTAAATCTCTATAAGTGCGACCTCTTTTAGATTTATATACTTGAGATACAACACCTGCATTTTGTAAATTAGGAGCGTTTGGATCTAATTCGTCCAATGTAGAAGGTAATGGTTTGTTTGGTAAATTACCTTTAATCAAACGCCAATTTACATCAGGATTTCCATCAACTGAATATAATTGATGTAATGAATCTGGTGGAATAGGGTTAACACCGAATTGTTGTGGTTTGTTGCCACCCAATCCTAAGATGCTACTTTTTAATTTGTCTAATAATCCCATGGTTTTATTGTTTAATATAAATATTTAATTGTTATGCTGATTTATATGTATTTTGTACTCCCTTAGTAGTTACATTTGATATAAATGCATTTTCGCCTTGTATAAATGCTTGTGCTGGGCGTGTCATTAATGTTTGTTTTAGGTCTTTTATTGCTTCAACTACATCACTTCCACCCATACTTAAAGCACCTTTAGGAAATGACATTACATCATCACCTTTAAATAAATTAGTACCGGCTATTACTGTATCATTGTTATTTAATGCTACTGCTCCTGTAGGTGTAATTAATGTACGAGCACCATATCCCACCATATCATCTGCAAAAAGACCTGAAGCTAGGCCTACTACTCCTCCTATAGCTGCTCCTAAAGGACCAGCTCCATATATAGCACCAGTTGCTGCTCCAGTTCCTGCACCTATAAGAGCTTTTACTATAGTGCTTCCTAATAAAGCCTGTATTTTGGATATAACCCAAGTTAATAAACCAGCAATATCAGAAATTATTTCTAGTAGTTTTCCAAAAGGACCTGCTACTAAATTACCAATTAAATCTTGTAATTTTTCTATAGCAACATTAAATTTAGATTGGGCATCTTGTCTTTGTTGAGCCTGTTTAGCTTCCTCTTCAGTTATTTGTGCTAATGATTTTCCACTTTCAATAGCTAATTTTTGTTTTTGTAATTGATCAGCAAGTTGATCTGCACTTAATCCTAAAGCTTCAGCAAATGATTTTTGAGCTATAACATTCATGCCTTGAAACTTCTCAAGTGTCATTCCTTGATTACTAAGTTCCTTAGCTAATTCTACTTGATCTCCCATCAAGGCAGCAGCTCTTGCTCTTTCAAGATTAAGTTGTTGACCTGTAATTAATTCAGCTTTTAATTCATTCTCAATTGATGTTTCAAAATTTAAAAGCGATTCACCTTGGTTTTTAACTTGTTCTAATGAAGTACCTAATGCTTTAGCTTGTACTACAGCTTTAACTATTTGTTCTGGGTTGTTTTGTAGTGTGGCTGCTAATTGGCCTGATACTTTGGCTGCTTCTGCTATTGCTGCTTTAAAAGGTACTCCTACTTTTAAACTATTTCTTGTAGCAACAAAAGCACCAACCATAGCATCATTAACTGCCTTAGAAGATTTTCCTGTTAATACTGATAATTTATAAATTCCAGCTGCTTCATCTCCTGTTAAACCAAATTGTTTGGTTAACATTATTTGTGTTTCAAGAGCATCTGCTGAGTATTCTGCTACGTATCCGGTTGCTGTGGCAATTTCATTCATTGCCTCGGCAGCATTCTTAAGAGTAAAGTTTATATTTGCTGATCCTTGAGCAGCAAGGGTAAGATTTTTAGTTACCCTATCAGCATTATCAGCACCATATCCTATATTTTTACCTATATCAGTTGATACTTTACTAAAACGAAAAGCAGAATCTATTAATATTTTAAATAAACCTGCTAAAGTAAAAGTTTCTTTTAATTGTTTTGTATTAAATTTTTCTTGAAGTGTATTAAGAGAATCAAGTAGTCCTTTTTTAGTTGATGTCTTTTTTTCTGTTTCTTTAGCTAACAATAGCTGGTCTTGTAATAATTTTTTCTGGAGTTCGTAGTTTTCTGTTAAATCTGCTTCTAAGCGTGATCTTTCTATGCTATCTTCTAATCCATTTTTTTCAAGCATATTTAGATTTCGCAAAGCAGCAAGCCTTTGAATATCAAGTTTTTCAATTTGTTTTTTAATATCCTTAGATTTGCTTTCTCCTGATAGGATACCCATAGTATTTTTAAGAACAGCGTCTGAATTTTTAGCCATTCCTTTAATACTTTTTTCTAAATTAGAAGCGTATACTTCTGATATAGTTTTTGTAGAATCTTCAATATTAGAAAATGCTTCTTCAATTTTACTTTGAAGAAGAACGCCAATACTAGTAAGAGAATCTTCAATAACAGAAAGTTCCTTATTTACCTGTTTTAACTGATTAGGATCAGGAACCGGGTCAAAAAATCGTTTAGGTGTAAAGTCAAGATTCATGCATATAAATATTAAAGGTGCCTATTTTTTAGGCACCTTCGCTGTATATGTTGGTGTTACGTTTGGTCGGGCTACTTCCTTATTTGATTTATTTTTAAGCATATTTTGTTGTTTTTCTGCTTCTTCACGTTGCTTATCGTAATATTCTTTTAAAGTTTCAAACGTAAAGCGACGCAACCAAATAGGCATGTTATAAACGGTTTCCCAATCATAACCACCCTGTCCATTAAATATAATTTCGTGTATTTGTCTAAACAGTGTTAATCTATATTCCGGCATCAGGCCAAAAAAAGTTAAGAGATACTGGTATAGCTATACCCTCCCCTGTATAGTTTTCATCATCTGGTTTGAATGTTAAATCAATATCAGGTTGTGATTTATTATAATATTCACGTAATGCTCTAGCATCAGGTGCTAATAACATAGTATCAACAAAGTCACGAACTGATTTTACATCACGATTATTATTAACTGAGGTGATAATATGTTTTAAACGAGTTGTTACATCAAAGGATCCATTTGGGTTAACTTTTTGCAAACCTTTAATTTCAGCTTCAATCTTCTTTTCATCACCATGGGTTAATAATTTAAAAGTAACTATGTTGCCTGATTTAGGAAGGGTAAATGTAAATTCATTCACACCAGCTGTGAATAAAGATTCATCTAGCGGTTTTTCATCTAATTGAGATAGATCAATTGTAGCTTCTACCTCTTGTCCTCTACTATTTACATACTTAAAAGTATAATCTTTACCATAACCTAACACACGGGCAGCAACTAATACTGCATTTTTGTCACCAATTAGCAAATCATCATAGTTGATTGGTGTTATAATAAGCGCTTGAAGCAATTTATCAATAACTGTACCCTGGCGGATATAGTTAGCATTGGTAAGAATGTCTTCTTCCTTTGCAGTCATATATTTCATTTCTATTTGACCTTTGGACAGTGGTGATTCTTTAGGATACAATAAACCTTTAGAAGGCAACGAAACTGTTTCTGTTGGGATTTTTAATTCAGCCATAAACTTTTATTTGTTATATATATAAATATACGAAAAAGAAAGACGTCTGCAAAGCAGACGTCCTTAAGAAAAGAAATATGAAGGAGGAATTAGAAGTTCAATACGCAGTAATCCATAGCGATTGTTACTGATAAGTTGATTGCGGCTTCGTTAGCCCAATCGTATTCACCAAAAGATGCTGTTTTGCAATAAGCACCTTTGATAATCCACTCACCAACAACATCACCTACAGGACCTAAAATATCTAATGTTAAATCTTTCTTGTAGAAATCAGAATAACCATCGCGGCCAGTTACTGATTCGTGTGCTAAACGAGCCCATTCCATTACCGCTTGTGCGCCAGATGGAGTTACAGGATCGTATAAACTTAAAGTCATGTCATTCCATCTAACTTTACCTTTAACTTTACGGTAAACGTTGATGTGATCTAAAATAATTTCACCAGCTTCAAATCCAGGAGCAGTGGCGCTTTTAATCAAGTATGAAGGAATACCATCAATGTACATGATAAAGCGGTTCTGAACTTTAGGTTCAAATGCTGTGAACATTATTTCATTAGCGTCTAATACAGGCATTTTATATAATGTTTAAATTGCTATTAATAAATATTAGCAACTACATCCCCTTATGCAGGGAATGTAGCGCCAGTTGGTAATACGTTGAAATTCAAGATAATGAATTCAGCAGTTTTAGTTGGTTGGATATAGATCTGACCTACTAACTGATTTCTATCGATTACATCAGGAGTATTGTTTGTTTCATCCATTACTACTTTGTAAGCATATAAACCTTGACGTTGTACTACTGATTCAAGATATGGATTAACTTGGCTTAAGAAACGGTTGCGAGTAACGTTTGTATTTTGTTCGAATACTAAGTTGTTTGCAACTTGGCCAATGTAATCTTTTAATGCAATCAACAAACGACGAACGTTTACACGATCAAGAGCTGTTGATTTCTTTTGTAATGTCTTTTGACCAAATACTACAACACCATTTCCTGGGAATGTAGCTAATGGGTTAACACCTGCTGTATATAAGGTATCACGATCGCTTTGAGATAATTTTCTTTCAGCACGTAATACTGAAGGAACACCACCACGATTTAAACCTGCTGGGGCAAACCATTCAGCACCAACTTGGTCGTTGAATGCTAAAACACCACCCATTACTGTGGAAGGTGGAACCCATACAGCTTTACCTAAACCGCTTGAATATACTTGAAGCCAAGGCCAGTAAGCAGCAGCGTAGTTGCTATTTTGACCAGCAGCTGCAGCAGCAGCTGTAGAAACCATTTGACCATACAATGCAGTATCTACCATTGCAATAGCATCACCTCTACCTTCGCAAGTAGAAATCATAGTTGATATTGCAGTGCTACCACTTAAGCTAACACCAGGTGCTAACAACACATTGTATCTGTATTCATCTTTATTGTTTAATAAAGTGAAAGCAGCTACATAAGAAGCGGAATCAAATCCTTGAATGTTATTTGGGGCAATTGCTTCATTCATTAACTGAGCATTTGAAGTAGCAGCTAAACCGCCATTAAATGCACCACCTATTGAACCACTACCTAAAGCTGGTAAGCTACCGCTATATGTTGTGGTTTGACCTGGTACTAATGAACCAGATTTAAAATATCCATTATTATCAATAGAATCAACTAATGGAATTGTTATAGATTTAACACGTACATACTGAGAAGCATTAGCATAAGAGCCAGTGTAGTCAATGTATGGATTACCATCAGTATCAACTCTGTAAACTGGTTTATTATCACCAATTACACGAGAGATGAAGTTTGGTTGAGCTGGGTCTAATGATAGATTAGGCCAAGTTTCTAAATAGTTAGGTTGGTCTGTATTGTCATTACCTTGACGAATTGCTAAAGTAAAGGTACCGCTACCTGTGCTAACTTGTGTTATTTCCCAACGAACGTTAATTGAACTACCATTTGCTAAAGCACCGTTTGTAATACTACCACTGTTATTCATTATGTTGCCCCAAGCTAATGTCTCAAGAGCAAATGATGAAGAAGCAGCGTTCATAATAGCAGTAACAGAGGCACTAGAATAAGTACTCATGTTAGTGCTACCACTAGAAATTACTCTTGTTACAAGTAATGTTTGTCCACCGTTTTGAAAGAAATCTTTAGCAGCTAAAGATGTAAAATATTCATAGTAGTAACCACCACTTTGAAATGTTTCTCCGAATTTAGCCAAATACTCACTGTAAGAAGTCACGTAGGTAGGAACGAATGGTTGACCCAACACAGTTGGACCAACAATCGCAGTTGAAGTACCTTGAATACCTTGCTGTACTAATGATTGGTCAGATTCATTTTGGAATACACCAGGAGATAGAATTTGTTCTGCCATTTTTTATTATTGTTTTTGAAAATTTTAATAGGATTGACCTAATAATAAATATCTAAAAAACAATACAAACCGCGGAACTATTACTGGGCCGGTGTGATTTCTCCCGTGTTGATATCTATGTTGCCTTCGCCGTATTTTTCTTGGAGAGATTTAACTAGTTCCGATTCTTTCTGTTCAATTGTTTTAAGATCAGACACTAAGCCTTTCTTAGCTTCGGTCAATTTTTCAATATTTTCTTGAAATACTATTGATTGTGCTTCGGCAGCACCAATTTCAAGAATTGTTTGATTGTACTTGGATTGTAAATCTTTAATAGATTGTAATTCTTCTTGTGTTAATTGCGCCATAACTTAATTTTATAATTCCCATTTAGCTAATGGGCAAGCTTCTTTACCTGGTTTAGGTGAAAATACTTTTTTACTTAATGGACAACCACATTTACCACATATAAATGAATTTATTGCTGCAACATGAGTTTTATGTTCGCAACCATCACATATATGTGATCTATGTTGGGCTATAGTAAGTTGGTCAGGCGTGGGATCTGCCGCAGCTACCCACGCCTGAAATATTTCTGAAATTTTATTCATCAACTTTAATCAATTTGAAGAATGTGTTGTAGACACCGTCTGTTTCTACACCTTCAAATTCTTCAAGTTTAAAACCTTTATATTCTAATTCACGTTCTTCGCTCAACAATGCGTTGAAATCGTTCTGAAATTTGATAAAATCAGGATTTACTTCACGAGAAACTATTTCTTTAGTATCTTCATCAATAACCTCATTGATATAAATAGGAATACTAACAGCACCGTTTTCTTCTTTACCGTACTTTTTAATCAATTCCTCTTTAAGTTTTTCTACTGATTCTTTTTCAGCAGCAACTTTTTTGTTGAGATCATGTAACCAATACTTTGTAGTCAGTTTAATTTTCTCGCTCAATAATCCTTTAGCTAATACTTCACCAGTTTGTTGGTTAGTAACACCATTTAATTCAGCTTCAAGAGCATAAAATTCTGATAACTTCAATGTAATTTTTTCCATATATTATTTGTTCTTTTTTGTTGGTTTTTTGTTAGCTGGTTTAGGAGCATTCATTTTAGGAGCAGCAGGTTTTGGTGCTTCTACTTTTGGTTTGTTTGCTTTTGGTTTAGCTACTTCTTTAATTTCAGCAACTTTTTCTTTTACTACTTCAATTGGTTTTTCAATAGCATCAGGAATGTTGTTGTTGTTAGCGTCAGCAATTTTACCTTTTTTCATTAAAATAAAGGTAACAGCAGTAGCAAGTACCAAAACAATGATGAGTGTTAACATATTAATTTATTTTTGTTTTCGTATATAAATATATCAAAAAGATAAAGACCAAACATTAGTTTAGTCCATTTAAATAATTTAAAACTTCTGTTTTATTATTATTGAAATCTAATTCAGTTGATAGAGGCCAATTTAATTTAACCGCATCTGTAGATATTCTATTATAATAATCAGCATTTCCAGTAAGATAACTAATAATTTTTTGATTGTTGGTATTTACAACAGTTGTTGCAGTTTGGTTATTTCCGTCTATTTTAGTTATAGCCCCATCGGATCTTAAATAGTAGTTAATCATGTTTTATGTTTTATATGGAGTAAATGTAATAAAAAATTATAGAATTTCCAAATTTATTTTTATTAACAAGTACATCCTCCAAAAACTACTGGGGAATATAATGTATATTCTTGGGTAGCAGAAGAGAAGGTGTAAAGGGTTAGGCCATCATAACTATAAAATTCTCCACCACATGAAACATTAGTTACATCAATAGTAGCAGAGCCACAGTTAGAACCTGAATTTATATTTATAAATTCACCAGCAACTCCTCCTAAATCACCATACCAAGTTGCAAATAATGTTACGGTTGTATCAACATTCACCAGTGTGCTAGTACCGCTTATATAAGATTTAGCAGTTACAAGTTCATTTGAGTAACAATTTAAATAGTAAGGGAAACAAACAACAATATCTACAAATTGTTTATTAATTGCTACCCAAATTTTATAAGCCATATAATAATATTTTTAAGGACAGGCTCCCCACAACACAACATATATTTTACTACCGCTAGCAGCATTATAGGTATAATTATAATTAAAACTAGTATTTATAGTACCCCCTCCGTTGTAGTAAACTTCTTGAAATCCAGAATAAGCATCTCCACCACCTACTGCCCACGGTTTACCGTATATAACTGAGAGTACTTCATTATAATCAGCAGAACCAGATATATTAATAGAAAAAGTAGCATTGCTGGTGCCTAATTCTATTGGTAACATTGTTTGTGGATCACAAGCAGCCGCTGCATTAGCATGCTGATATAAGGTACCTGTTACACCAGTAGGAATATAAAGGTTATGATCATAGCCATACCAAGCAGACATTGAAAGATTAGATAAAGTAATTCTTTTACCAGAAGTATCCCATCTAGATCCTGAAGATAGTATATTAATAGGGGCATAAGCGCCATTGCCTACCCCTATATTATTTCCGTTGTATCCGTAAGTCCATCCACTCATAGCATAGCTAGTGAAGCTAGATTGACTAGTCTCTGTCCTTACGTCATTAAACGTTATTACTCCACTGCTTGGTAAAGCCATAATTTATTTATTCTACAGTTGTTGTAGTAGTTGTTGTACTAGTTGTAGTTGTAGTTGTCAACCAAGGCGACTGTAAAGTAACAACTGGAGGGTTGATTTGGTTAGCAATGTTTTGTGCTAATCCAGCTTCCAAGCTAGCTACTTGCTCAGGTCCCATAGCGGCTTCTACCCATCCTTGTACTTGAGCTAATGTTAACTCTTCGAATGGAGTGAATGCTGAACCAGATGCGTAAACTAAACCTTGTGTTCCGATTGATTGTGCTGTGTAAGTACTTCCGCTTACTTCTTCAGTAGCGTGTAATTGCCAATGTGCTACGAATACTACATCGGTTTCGCCTGATGCTGTTGGATACGCCTCTAATGGGTTAATTGTCCAAAAATAAGATACTGCCATTTTGTTTTATTTGTTTATTGTTTGTAATAAATATTTGAGATCGTCTATCTGACGTTGTTGTTCTTTGATTGCTTCGATAAGTACACCAACCATATTACCATATGCAACACTGTAGTTGCCATTGTTGTCTTGCTGTACTACCTCAGGTAATATAGGTAATACTTCTTGGGCAATCACACCTACTTTTAGTGATTTTGTTTCATCGTCTTTGCGAGTGTAAGTTACACCGCGGAGTGATTTTACTTTATCTAATGCATTTTCTACTGTTGTTACGTTGTCTTTAACGCGGGCATCTGAGTATGCTATTACGTCGCCGGTAGCACGGATAGTACCAGATATGTCTAGTTTGTATGCGGGGTTTGTAGTACCTACACCTACATTTCCTCCTCTCATTGTAAACTGATTACTATAAAAATCGAGAGGGCCAAATGGAGCCATTGCATCTATATAATCAGTATAATCTTTAGGATTCCATCCCATTGATACGTAATCACCACCACCACCTTCAGAGAATATCAGATCAATTCTATGCCAACCAACATTAAATGTATAACTATAGGTTGTACCAGAACAACAATTATCAGCACCAGATACATATTCACCATTTACCCATATAGCATATGGATCATCTCCATTTAAAGTAGCATTACTTATAGTAAATTGTCTTTTAACATGTATATGAGAAGTAAATATAGCTGTGTAGCTATCTGCATCAAAACTTAAACGACAATTGCTATCGGCATCATATGTGTTTACATATTTTTCATCAGTTAGTGCTGTAGTTGTATAATAATATTCGTATAATTTAGTTCTAATATCACCAATATAACCAGAATATTTTTTACCGTGCCAACACCAATCGTATGAGGAGAAATTTTTATTTTCACCGCGTGATCCTTTTGTTATACCAGAGTATTCTATATTACCTACTACATCTAGTACTGAGGAAGGTGATGTGGTACCTATACCAACATTACCACTACTATTAATGCGCATTGCTTCTGCGTTATTAGAGTAGAAAGACATAAATCCACCAAATCCAGCAGTGTTAGCATATAATTTAAATTCACCAGAATTTGGATTCCATTTTATGTATGAATATTCTGCAGAATCTCCAGGGGTTGCTCCAAAAGTAATTCCTCTAAAGTTAGCTCCATTTGAATCACTTACTCTAATTCCACTACTTCCATCAATATGAAGTTTATTTAATGGTGATGTAGTGCCTATACCAACATTACCACCGCTTGTGATACGCATTTTTTCACTATCAACAGTAGAATTAGAAGCGCCTGATCTATTCCAAAACGCTAGATCAGTGTCTTGATTATTTGCTGTAGCATTTGGGCGTACAGCTTTAATAGCGGCATGTCCGTAAAAATTTGAGTTTGTTGAAGCTAGTGGAGAAAAAACTAAACTTACACTACTTCCTGCTACAATAGTAGTATTAGTATTGTGTTGTAAACCAAGCGCAGCTCTCCAAATAGCAGAACTATCATCACCTGAGTAAAAATTGCCAGCGTATGGGGATCCATTGTTTCCGGTAGCTGAAATGGCTGTTATATAAGAAGAGAAATATCCTGTACCTATTACATGCAAGGTTGAAGAGGGTGAAGTAGTGCCTATACCAACATTACCTCCAAAATATGAAATTCCAGAAGCAACGTAAATACTACCACTAACACTTCCTGTTATGTGTAATCTCCACCAATTTTCTCCTGGGTTTATTCCGGCTCCAAGTAATAAATTACCTGAATTTCTTAATGTCATTAGTTCAGTATAGGAGGAGTCAAACCATCTAAAATGATCTAATCCTGCTCTACCACCAACAAAAGACATACCATGATAAATGCTACTAGTATATTGCTGGCCATAGTAATCTGCTATAATTTTACCATTCCATAATTGGCCTCCTGAGTAGAAAGTATATAGATTTAAAGTAGCAGGTCCATTAGCAGGATTATAAATAGTTGCTGTGGATCCTGATATTATTAATTCGCCTGTTGCTCTTATAGCTCCATCTACATCTAATTTGTATGATGGGGATGTAGTGCCTATACCTACACTACCAGCAAAATAAGCACTACCATTATTATTTATATAGAATGGATAAGCACCAGTATCAGTATCTCTCATTACAATAGCTCTTACTACATTTCCTGCTACTGGTCTACCATCTGTACTTTTTACTTCAAATCCATATGCGGGGGAGTATAAACCCGATCCATTGTCTTGATATCCTAAAAGTATACCGCTATTGCCATATTTTGAGTAGCTACCGGCATACCCAGCACTACCTGCTAAGCTAGGGGTAGCTGTTGCTCCCCATAAACCATCTGATGTGTAACTTGTATAAAAATTTCCACTTGTTAGAAAATAACTACCATTCACTTGAAGTCTATAGCCGGGTGATGTAGTGTTTATACCAACATTGCCCGTAGAGGTAATACGCATTCTTTCAGAAGAGGCCACTGAGAATTGAGCATATCCACTTGTTCCTCCTTGGAGGTTGATTTTTGTTTCATATCCTGAACTACCAGCCCCTGCATTTAAAACAATGTCTCCTACACCTGCTGTATTAGCTACAGTTATTGTGTAAGGATAGGTAGCAGTATAATTTATATAAGCATTTGATCCTAAATTAAAACTACCATTTACATCTAATCTGTAAGCAGGTGAAGTAGAGCCTATACCTACATTACCATCACTATTAATAGTCATTCTACGAGTACCTCCCGTACTATGACTTACTGCTGTGTGTGTCCAGAATTGAATTTCTGTAGATGGGTTAGTTTCATAGATATTACCTCCAATTACAACTGCATTCGCTATTGCAGTAGAAAATCCTCCTATTAAAGCAAATCCTTGAGGATGAGTACTACTATTATATTGTGTGCTTACAAGATAAGACCACTTATCTGTTGAATTATTAGCAGTTCCCATTAATATATTACCACCAGCTGCATTACCTGCTCCTGCTATATGGAGTTTAGAGACGGGAGCTGTAGTACCTATACCAACATTACCATTGGCTGCTATTCTCATTTTTTCATCAACAGCTGTTCTAAATACAATTGGATAACTGCCTATAGTTCCAACATATAAATTAGAAGCATCAGAATCAAAACCACCAATTCTGGTTCCATTAACCATTGTTTCTATAATAGCACTATTGGTACCATTAACTTGTAAGAAACGATAGTTAGTTTGTGAAGTAGGAGATGAGGTTCCTATACCAACATCACCTTGTATAATAGCTCCATTACTAGGAGGGGAAGTTGATTGATAAGAAGAACCAACTGAAATTCCATTTCTTACTAGTAAGTTAAAAGCTCCTGAGTTCGTAGGAGCTGATCCTCTATCATATCCAATCCAGGTATTTCCTTTACCATCTACTCTCATAGGTCCTATAGTGCCATCATAAGTAAAGGACAATAGAGTAGCATTAGCTGCATTAGTATCAGTATAATCAAATCTTCCTAAACTAATATTAAATAAACCATTAACATCAACAGAAGCAGGACCACCATCTGTTTGATCTTGTATTGTAATTGCTGGGTTGCTTGTCCAGCTACCAGGTGAAGCTCCAGTTCCGTGCCTTGATACGGCTATAGCATAATCAGTATTATCACCTGCTGTTTGTCTACCTACTTGTAAAGTATAACCTGGTGATGTAGTGCCTATACCAACATTGCATCCTGAGAAGTAACTTGCAGCTCCATTATATCCTAATGTTAATACATCCCTTACAGCATCATTAATGGCAAAATTATTAGAAGGCATATATGCTTTCCACTGTACTGTTGTATTATTAAAATAAACATTTGGTGTTGAATTAATAATTCTTATTCCTGAACCGTTTACATCAAGAGCAACGCCGGGGCTTGTAGTACCTATACCTACCTTGGAATTTCTTTGGGTGATTTGAGTAAATCTATATATTCCATAAGTAGTAGTATCTACACCTGTAGAGTTTGGAGTGTCTGTAATATCACAGTTTTTAAGTTTAGCTGTCCAATACCAGTTTGGAGCAGATCCATTTCCTGTAGTTTTAACTACAAGTCTGAGGTACATTGTGCCGCTACCATTACTCCACATTTGGAGTTCATGAACTGCTCCTCCATATGTTCCACCTGCATTTTCAAATCTTGGATCTGTAGAATATAAAGGTAAAATTATACGTTTTGTAGCATCATTTAAGTCATCATAGTTTGTAACGATTGTATATTTTATAACACCATGACCAATATTTTCTTCAGATAAAGTTAATTCAATACTTGTAGCATATACGTTAGTAGTACCAACAGTAATAAAATGATTAAAATTACCAGCGGTTCCATCATTTAAAACAAAGGTACCATGTTTTACTACTTCATAGCTAGAGCCATTATAGCTTCTTTGAGATCCATTTACTACAAAAGTATTTTGAGGTGATGTAGAGCCTATACCGACATTACCATTTCTATTTAACACCATAGAAAGGCTATTACCTGTACCTTGACTATACAATTGGAGTCCTGTAGAAGAATCCATTGTTATTTGTCCAAGACGGCCTGTACTAGAACCAAAAGCAATACCACTATTGGCATCACCTGCTAGTATTAAATTAGTGTAACTTGTTCCACCATTAACAGTAAGTAATCTACCACCAAACCCATATTGGTCTGGGTTTGTAGTGCTTATACCGACATTACCGGCTAATTGTTGAATTGTTGGAATTGATTTATCTGCCATTATGATATAGAATTATAAGTTCCTTGAATTTGATATATTAAAGTAGTCCCTACACTAGCAGTACCACTATTTTGTTTAAATTGTAATTCAAAATTACGTGCACCACTACCTGCTGGATCTACTATATTTGCTGAAAATATTACTGATCCATTATCTGTATTATTTACCTCTCTAATTATTATACCAGGTTCTGAGTAGCCTCCAGACCCGTTTTGTACAAAATATTCACCCATATACCCTACAGCAGAGTATCCTCCTAAATCAGCATGCATTGTAACTTTAACATATACTCCTGTATGAGCATTTAGGTTTATAGTTAAACCTGTAGTATATGAGTTAGTACAAGTAAATGATTTTGATCCTACTCCAAATACTCCATTTATATCTAATTTGGTTTTTAGAGATGTAGTGCCTATACCAACATTACCTCCAATAACATTTAAAATAGATTGGCCTATGTAAATATTGTCTGTAGTATTATTACCTACAGTAATATTAGTTGAATTAATAGTAGTATTAGTACTATTGAAAGTAGAATCTGTATTTGAAAAATATGCTGCTCCTATTGATCCATCACCATTAACAACAAGTTTATATGCGGGTGTTGAAGTTCCAATACCTAAATTCCCATCAATGTTCATTATCATCACTGGGGAATTATTCTTATTCCAGCTGTATAGATCACCTGCTGCTTTAGCACTAGGTGTTCCTATAATTGAATTCATTTCAGAATCCCAACTACCAACATTGTATACTAAACGAGCTCCACCTTGCATCCAAAGTTCATCTGAGTGTACAGTTCCACTGAAGTCATTAAACACACCCATTGTGAAGCGAACATCTTCACCTGAAAGAGAACCTGATGTTTGTTCAGAATCATCTTGGAATAAGATGAATCCTAGATCTGATCCTCCATTTACTTTAGAATCAAATTTTATAAAATTATATCCATCATTTGTAGCAGGCTGGAAATAGGCTGCCATTCCGTCTTTCACAGCACTTATAAAAGATGCTGTTGAAGCGTTTGTTGCAAAAGAGGCTGATGTAGCGTTTAATGTGTATGAGGCACTTACAGCAAACGATGCTGTACCAAAGAGAGAACCAGTAAATGAAGTAGCATATACATTACCATTTACTTGTAATGTTCCTAATGTTGGAGATGTAGTGCCTATACCAACATTACCGCCTACTGGGTTTATATACATAGGTCTAGCGATAATTGTATTTACATAAACAGCTCCAGCTCCTGTTGCTGCTAAATGTAAATTACCAACAGTACCTACAACTGAATCAGAGTAAGCAGCGTAATCACCCCCTACTGTTCCTCCTATTGAAACATTGTAAAGTCTACTTTTATCTCCAGATACTTCTAATCTATATGCAGGAGATGTAGTTCCTATACCAACACTACCTGTTGCAAAGTAAACAGATCTATTAGATGAATCGAATTGTACATCATATGTATTAGCCCCATCAGAAGTAAACTGTAAGATTTGTCCTGATCTTTTTATATAGTGAACTCTTTGGCCGGTGGATTGTAATATTATGAAATTACCATCGGATGCAATTTCACTTCTAATTGAACCACTAATATCAAGTTTTGTTGATGGTGATGTGAGACCTATACCAACATTACCATTAGCTTTAAATCTAACTAATTCACTAGATCCAATGATTGCTAAGTCATCTACTGAGGCACCAGCAACTCTTCCAAAGTACATATCTGTTACAGATACACCTTGAAAAAGAATACCATTGTAGTTGTTTGAAGATGAACCTATACTTAAATATAATCCTACATTTGCTGATTGAGCTGTGGTTGATGTTGATGAGAATCTTCCTGGGCCTGCTACATGAAGTAGAGAACTTGGACTTGTAGTGCCTATACCAACATTACCTCCTAAAGGTTGTAATAATAAACTATAAACAGCTGTTGTTGGGTTTTGAAATGATGATTGAATCCATTGTGCATAAGTTGATGCACCATATTGACCCATAGTAAGGTAATTACCGCCATCACCACCAAAAATTGTATGTGCTGTTGATAATATATCAGTTGCACTTGGTGCTGCTGGTGTAACAGCAAATCCTATACGGGTTTGTCCAAGCACATCTAATTTGTAGGATGGGGCTGTAGTGCCAATACCAATATTACTATTGGTTTGATATATAACACTATTAGATACATCACCTGCTGTATTACCTAAAGGAATGTAATTATTAGATATTCCTTTTAAAGATAAAGCATGTGATGCTGTTACAGCATTTGAAGCCCAGCTAGCAGTTCCAAATAATGATCCT